AGGAAACAAGCAGAGTAGAGGACTTAGAGAGAAGACAAGAAGAGTCGGCTCAGAGAAATAGAGAAAGACTGGGCACTCTTGAGGATTGGATAGAAGACATGAGACAAAGCGTTGGGGATGACCCGAAAATACATCGTTTCAAGACTGAAGAAGAAGCAGAAAAAAGGATTAAGGAATTAACTGACGCTCTAGAAAGAAACGAAGAGAAGAGAGAAAGTCAACGCTATGAGAGAGCCTCACAGCATTATGGTGTTTATACCGATGCTGGAACGGATTATGATTTTAAGAACTTACCAATAGAAGGATTACAGGAACTAGACCCAGAAACACTTGACACAATGGGAACTTGGTTAGAAGAACAAATGTGGGATAAAAAAGTGAAAGAAAGGGAGGTTGCGGAACTACGAGAAAGGACGGCTGGACAACCTGTTAAAGTACCATATAATGGTAGATGGATAACAAAAGAACAATACAAAGAAGAGACTGGGAAAGAATGGAAACAACCCTTTACAAGTAGTAAAAGGAGGGGTTCTGAATGACGGAAAAACCCCCTCCTTTTTCTGATAGAAAGGATTTTCGTGGAAGATGGGAAAAATACCCAGAAGCACATACTAAGTTTGAAGCAAATCAAGCCTCTCCTCTATCACCAGATTTACTACAGAAAATAGAAACTGCATTGAAGGGTCTAGAATCTATTCTACAGGAGATGAAATCCGAAGGAGTTAAATCAACATCGGAATCTAATGCTGGATATGGGTATAGTCCCTTAGACGATGTTCTGGGTGCAATTGGTATGTTGAGTAATGCATTGGGGTGATATCATGTGGCAAGAAATACTCAAGTCTTCAATTCTGGAAAAGGTAGATTCCAAGAAGAGAAAGAAATTGAAGAAACTACTACAAGCATCACAACCTTCTGAGTTCTTCGGTCAAGACATGACGAAGTTATCTTCGCTATTAGATGAGTTCAAGACACTAGAAATGAAGAAAGACGGTAGACTCCAGAAAAAGATAGAAGTCTTTGAGGAGAAGAACCTAGAAATACTTGCATCTGCCGCCGAGGTGCGTAAAGACTACGAAGTGTTGTATGAACAGATGCGAAAACTAGTATATCCTAAGCAAAAGAAGGTGGAAAAGAAATGAGTTGGCAAGATGTAGTCAAATATGAAACACCCGCAGAGTATCATGCTTCAAATGCCGCATATAGGAGAATGTGGGCAGAAGATGCGGCTGGTAGATTACCAGAAATGGCGGCTTGGCCTGACAGGTTTGATAAATCATTCAACGAATTTAGAAGTATTGTTGGACAATATCTTTTCCTTCAAGATGAACATGAAGAAAGTGAGGTTATGTCTAAATTAAATGAAATAAAGAAACTTGCATTAGAAGAATGGGAAAAATACGTTTCACAAAATGTGCGATTAATAGAAGAGGCTGGTTCTGAAAGGGATAAAGCCAAATTAAAAGAACATAGACATTGGATGAGGGGCGGAACTATCCGTAGTCAAGAAGAATTATACCCACCTAAGAAAAAGGAGTGATACAATGAATTGGCAAGACATACTCAAATTAAATCCCGTAGCAAAAACACCTATTGCTAGACTTGTTGGTGCGGCAGTTGTAGAAGCCGGAACAGTTAGACCAGAAGAAGATGCGACATTAAACAAATCTTCTGATGTAGATAAAACAAAAGAGTTGCTGGGTAGTGGGTCATACAATTTACATGAAATCGTAGACGATTTGTTTAACATTCACCATAAATTAGACACGTTGAAGTCTGAGGCTATAATAGATTATCATGCTGTAGATAAAGTGGAAGAAGCAGTAGAAATACTTAGAAAAGAAATAAGAGAGATGAAACATCGGGTGTTAGAATGAGCGAAGAAAAGAACGAAATGGTTATGTTGATGAAAGAACTAGTGGATAGAGTGAAGTCTCTAGAGAAGGCAGTCTACAATAAGGACAACCTTCTCATGAAATCGGGGTTGGTAGTGCATGAAAGCCCCAAACCCCATATAGAAAACACACCTACGAGTGGTATTACTACCGATAGGGTAGGGGAAATGTCTTGGGATGATATTCACAAGATGGCTGGAAATTTGAAGTGATAAAATGGATTACGGAAAAAACACAAGAAAGTTGGATTTAGCAGTAGAGGCTATTGCCAAGGCAAAGGAACTCCTAGTTGAACTAGGAGAAAATAATGGCCTTGAGGTAAAGGATGAAAGTGAGGAAGTCAAGGTAAAGCGACCAAAGGCAAAGTCAGAAGAAGCCACTATGTCTAAAGATGCAAATGAAGCCTTTGCTGGAGATACTAACACTGTTGTAAAGGCTTCTAATCATATGGACGAACTGAAGAATGAATTTGCAGGGCTTATACAGGAGGCTTTTAATAAAATAGAATACTCTAATAATTTTATAGGTTATCATAAGGGTGACATTAAAGGGCTTTTAGAAAGAATACAAGAACTTCTTGATAGGGATTGAAATGAATGCCACGTTCCGGTTTAATGTTTGATAAGAAAGACAAGCACCTAACCAAGCGCATTCTAACCTTCTTTGAGAAAGTCAGATTCTCATACCTCTCCGCAAAGGAAGACCCTGCTGAGTATGGGGATAAATGGAGAGAGACAGTAAAGTCCATTCGTAAGCAGTTTGATTCCTTGAATGATTTCGCAAGAGAACTCAAGAAGTTCATTGATGACAAATTGCCATTTGATGATAACACTATGGACCCTGAAAGCGTACAGGCTGAGAAACTATACAAGGCAATCAAGGAAATGAGATTCAAGTCTGAAGAGGTAAGTGACCCATTTGGTAAGCAAATAGGTGAAGACAAAGTCGTAGATACATTATTGGAGAATGACTCGTTATTCATTACATTCATACATTACGCACTACGTTCACACTCCAACTCACTACCTGACAAACTACTTGACAAACATGGTTTCAAGCCAGATGAAATCACTATGGGAGTTCCGGGTCTAGATTTGGAACCAAAGGACATTCCCCTCTACATCTCAGAACACTATGGTGATGACAAGGACACAAAGAGACTCAAGACGAAGTTCCAAACACTATACAGGGATTTCAAGGAGTTATTCAATGAGAACTATGGGGAAGAGGATTGGAAGAACCTCGTTGCTTTGGATATCTCTAAGGAAGAGAAGTCAGAGGATGAGAAGTTGGGGTTTATCCTCCCGAATAAGCCAATGTATAGGATATTTGAAATTGATGACATGAAGGAGATAAAGGGTCTTAGTGGGGAATACATCGTTCAAGAGAAGTATGACGGAATGAGAATACAGATACACAAGATAAAGGATAAAATCAAGATATACTCCTTCAATGAGAAGGATATCACAAGTAAATGCCCAGACCAAGTCAAGGCAATGAAGAACAAGGCATTCCAGAATTGCATACTAGATGCGGAACTATTGTTATTCAAAGACGGTGAGGCCCTACATAGGGCAGATACTGTCAACCATGTATTCAAGAAAAAGAAGGAGGGTGATTTGAGAGCGCATGTTTTTGACATAATGAAACATGATGACAAAGCCATCATAGATGACACCCTTAGAGAGAGAATCAACATATTATTCTACCAGTATAGCGAACATTCCTCAGAGCATTTGGCTTTTCCTTCTAAGAAGGATACTAGAATTGCTGATTCTATGAGTGAAGTGGAAGAATACTCAAAGGCAATCATGGAATTGCCTACTTCAGAAGGAGTCGTGATTAAGGATATCGAATCCACATACTATCGTGGAATCAGAAAGAACCCCAAGTGGATAAAATGGAAGAAATTCGTTGATTTGGATGTGATTGTCTTAGATAAGAGCAAGACAAAGAGCAATCTGTATTCATACACAATGGGTATTGGTCCATTGATGGAAGAAGATGCAGAAGGTAAGAATACTGTTTCATTGGAAGGACTGGACTACTTGGCAGTAGGTAAGGCATTGAATACCAAGCAGTCAGTGAAGGTTGGGTCAATCATAAGAGTGAAGGTGGACGAAGTGAAGAAGAAGAAGGACGGATACAGTCTGTATTCTGCCAAATTGATTGAAATCCCTGAAGTCGAACTACCTGACAAACTGGAGACATTGGAGCAACTATCCAAGAAGACAAAGAAGTCATTGTCCTTGATTACGGAATTACCAGAACTGGCTAGGGATGTAGGGAGGGCTTTCAAGGTTAGAAGCGGATTGAAGGAGAGAAACGGTAAGAAGACCAAGAAATCATACCATATTACGGATACCATACATGGAGAAGCAGAAATAATCCTAAAGCAAAACATGGACGGTTTCACTCTCTATGGGTTTGAGGGCGATACGTTGATGGAGAAGAATGCTCTCTATGACATAGACTTGTGGAAGGAACAACTCACAGATATGCTGAAGAAAGTCAGAGAGGACTTTAGAAATGGCATTAGGGACTATATCATGCAGAAGGGAAACAAACCAATGCCGTTTACTGAGGTAGTAGAATGGGTGAGAATGAATCTTGAAGAGGAATTTGAGGATATCTTTGAGAGTAATGAACACAACTTATTGCTATGGCTACAGAAGCAGAGTAAACATGGGTTAGTCTTTGATTCTCGTAAGATGACTTTCAAAGCAGATGAAAGCATTCTAATGAAGGAAGATACAGGAAGTTACACATTAAAACAGAGAGAGGATGGTAATCTAGATTTCATCATAGGTCTAGGAGATACTACTAATGCTTGGACAATTAGATTGGAAAAGTCAGAAGATATCTATGATTTATTCGGTAAGTCTGGTAAATACCCTGCTATGGTTGCTAAGTCTACTGGTGAGGGTAAGACCATTGATGAAGGTGAATTGAAATTTGGTATGCAGAAAGATGGTTATCATGAATATCGTTTGGATGGCAATAAATTCAGAACTAGAATGCACTTTAGAGTCATTCCTGTAAATGAGAAGAGAACATGGTTAGCATGGACAGGAAAGAAACAAGATATGCTTACAAACAAGGGAGATGACGATTTACGCGATATCACTAAGGATAAGTTTGCTGAACTGCCGTTTCCAGAATAAGCAAATCCTTCATATAGTAAAACTTTAGATTTTCGTGGAGTGTTAGCCTCCCAAGGAATGCTATTGAAGAGTGGAGAAGGGTTTTTCGATATAATAAAATCAGCAAGTGGGCTAGTAATAGGGGGATATGCATCAATAGAAGTTGTTGACAAGCAAAACGACTTAATTACATTAGAAGCACTAGACGATGCAGTCCACAAATTCATGGGAGAATCAAGTTTCAGGAACGTAATGTCAAACCATTCAAATGTGCAAGTAGGAGAGGTGATAGAGAACTACCGAGATAACAACGGAATCTTACATAAGACAGGTGTAGATGATGTTGGGTTCTATGTAGTTATCAAACTCCGAGAAGACATAGAGAAGGCAAAGGAAATTTCAAGAGGCATAAGAAAAGGAACACTTAGGTCATTTAGTATAGGAGGGCAAGCAATTTCTAAGAAGAGTAGGACTTCAGATAATATGGGAACTTATAATGAGATAGATAAGTTAGAATTACATGAAGTGACAATCTGTGAGAAAGGAATAAACCCCGAAGCAAAATTCGACATTTTGAAACAAGATGTTGGAGGTGAAAAAAATATGAGTGAAAAACTGGAAAAAGCACTTACGGAACTGAATGACTTGATTGGTCAAGTCAATGAAATCCGTAAGGAAGGAGAAGAGATGGCGGAGGACGAAATCCTTGACCTGCCTGAAGAAGATGCGTCAGAAGAACTGCAAAGCATGGAATACAAGGCCGCAGATGATGAAGACGCAGACGTAGATGATGAGAAGAAGGCTCTCGATGAAGAGGGTGCGAGGAATGAAGCAGGTGAAACTGTAGTTGAGGGTGGGACACCACAAGCATCAACCATTACTCTAAAGGGATTTGAGGATGAAGACTTCTCAACCCTGAATCTATCTACGGAGAACGTGGAGAAGGCATACGATGCTTTCAAGGCAGAGCAGTTGGAGAAGATTGCTTATGATGACCTTCAGAAGAAGTTCGCTGACCGATTTGAGGCAGAGAGAACCGTAAGGAAGGAATCTGCTGAGAGGTCTGAGTATGACGCAAGGTCAGAAGTTGCTATTCTAAAGGCAGAGTTCGCAGACCTTCGTAAGTCTCTATCTGCTGAAGATGGAACGATTCGTAAGACACAGGAAGTGGCTTTTGGACTACCAGAGGGTTTCCCAACCACTTTGGACGAAGCGGCTGAATTGTCGTGGGACGAGATACACAGGATTACGGAGAGGTGAATTAAATGAGTGGATACATTAAGACAATGAGAGATTTGGAAGCCGCTACCTACGGGGTTGGCGGGGGAAGCGGTAATACGCTTCTTAAGGCTGGAGGTGTCGTTGGAGGTTTCGGTGGAAACTACGATGGCATAGGACACGATGTGACGAGTGCGGCGTTTTCGGGCGCACCGGGTCTGAACGACCTTTACGGTGTTCTGTATGGTCAGAAGGTTTGGTCAATGCTAAACAGGGAAGTCAATGCTTTTGCAATGGTTTCCAAGCGACCTTACACTAACTCAGGATGGAGAATCCTGAAGTCAAGGCCAGCAGGTGGTTCTGATGCAAAGATTACCACAGGAACCGCAGACCTTGACGCTACGTTTACTTCTGCTGACGCCGCCGCTATCAGACCAGACCACATTGGTGGTGTTGGTGAGAATGCGGCTCTAGAATCCGATGGATTTAGGCCACTAGCACCAGAGTACACCAAACTGTTCATGAGTCCGAAGACTGTTGCTCATATGTTTGAGTTCTCAGAACTTGGGCTAGAGATGGCACAGATGGATGACGGTGTAGGTGATGTTAGGGCTATTGTCCGTGAGGATATGGCAAAGCACCACGCTGAGATGCAGAACAAGATGCTA